GTGGTAGGAAGCTGCTACCGAATCGGGGGTGGATTCCAAGGCATCATTTCAGGGCACCAGTTGTTTCAGCGGTTCGTGCAATCGGCAGGATCCGGCGAAGGCTTCGCTCATGAAATGGGTCGCACATTACAAATAGAGACACCCCGGGCATTTCTTCCTCTACTGGCCCCAGCCAGGTATAAGGGCGCCTATGGCGGACGCGGGTCAGGGAAGTCGCATTATTTCGCGGAACTCTTCATCGAACGCTGTGTCATGCAGCGGACTAGAGGCGTCTGCATCAGGGAAGTGCAAAGGTCCCTGGAGCAGAGCGTCAAGAGGCTTCTCGAAGACAAGATCCGCGCATTCGGTGTGGGATCCCAGTTCGTGGTCATGGATGCAATCATCAAGACCCCTCACGGCGGCATCATTATCTTCAACGGGATGCAGAACCATACAGCCGAGTCTATCAAGTCTCTGGAGGGATATGACGTGGCTTGGGTAGAGGAGGCACAGTCGCTGAGCGAACGCTCGCTCACGATGCTACGCCCCACCCTTCGCAAGGAGGATAGCGAACTTTGGTTCTCCTGGAACCCTCGGCATCCGACCGACCCGGTAGACAAGCTCCTTCGCTCTGATACATTGCCTCCATCTGCGGTTGTTGTGAGAACGAACTGGAAGGACAACCCATGGTTCCCGGAAGTGCTGCGGCAGGAGATGGAATGGGACCGCAACATTGACCTGGAGAAGTATGCCCACGTTTGGGACGGAGAGTATGAGCATCACAGTGAGGCAAGGGTCTTCAAGAACTGGCGGATAGAAGAATTTGAGACGCCATCCGATGCTTATTTTTACTTGGGTGCTGACTGGGGCTTCAGCGTTGACCCCTCTACGTTGGTTCGTTGCTTTGAGAAGCGTATAGATCTGACAACGAATGCACCCTACCCACGAAAGAGGCTGTATATCGATCGTGACATCTTCCGAGTCGGTATAGAGATTGACTATCTTCCTGCATACTTTGATGGACTGATTTGTGGCTGTGAGCCCCCAGATCCGAAGCAACCACAACGACCCCAACCCCCCTGTCGTGAGCCTAAGATGCATGGGTGGGCACGCCATTGGCCCATCATTGCTGACAGTGCCCGCCCTGAGACAATCTCCTACATGCAACGAGCCGGATTCAACATGGAGAAGGCTAGGAAAGGGGCTAACAGCGTCAGGGAAGGCGTTATGTTCCTGCAGGGGTATGACATTATCATCCATCCGCGGTGTGTTCATACCATAGACGAGTTTACGAACTATGCGTATGTCAGGGACCGCATGACAGACCAGATCACGGGTGTCCTTGCAGATAAGAAGAATCACATCATTGACCCTATACGATATGCCGTTGAGCAATTACGTGGGGTATTGGTGATCAGAGAAGCCTTGTGGGGCTAGATGTCTAAGAAGATTACAGAACTTACGGCATTCCCTGTTCCTGCTTCAACAGATCTATTAGCAGTTGTAGATTTGGCTGCTATTGAGACGAAGAAAACAACTGTCTCACAATTGGCGGGGGTGTTAGATCATGGGGCGCTTCTTGGTCTTGCAGATGATGATCATACCATTTATTCCCTCGCCGATGGTTTACGGGACTTCAGCGGGGTGGTAGTTGGTGTAGACCCTACAGCTTCTAATCATCTTGCTACAAAGGAATATGTAGATTCAGCGATAGCATTTATTGAGAATTATTTTCTTATTGATACTGCCTCTGACATCGCCGGTATCTATTATGTTGCTTCTGAAACTGTAGGTGGTGGAGGCGGGACACTTCCCACGTTAGGTCTTGGCACAGGTGATGGACAAGCACTCGTAAATTTTGCGACGCTATCTACACTTCCAGGTGTCAATACGTTACTTATGGGTGTCTATGAATTGCACGCCCATGTTCAGAGGACTAATGGAACAAAACCCTATACTGTCTATTTTGAGCTTTATACGAGAACCGATCCAGGTGGTGTAGAAACTCTGAGAGCAACATCTGAAGATTCAGCTGAGTATGATGACAATAACGAAAATGTTATAGAAATTCACGCTAATGTTGCTGCGGATGTCGATATCAATACGACAGACAGACTTGTTTGGAAGCTTCTTGTTGATGTTGGTTCAGCTGGTAGTGCTATTGATCTTGATATATTGGTAGAAGGAACAACTAATGCTCATGTTGCAGTGCCAACTACTACTGAAGTATTAAGTTCTGTTTTTGTAAGACAAGATGGAACTAAAGAATTATCAGCGGATTGGGATGCAGGGAGCCAACTACTACCGAAGTATTAAGTTCTATTCTTGTAAGACAAGATGGAATTAAGGAATTATCAGCGGATTGGGATGCAGGGAGTCATCGAATCACCGCCGAAACATTCACGAGTGATGTAGCTACTGGGACCCCACCACTGGTCGTAGCCTCGACAACGCTCGTTGCAAACTTCAACGCGAGTCTACTTGGTGGGGCGAGTAAAAGTGCATTTGCTCTACTAGCAGGTAGAAGTGGCGGGCAGACCCTCCACGGTGGGATAGGAGCAGGCGACGATCTTCACTTTCAAACTACCTCTGATGCCACGAAGGGGACTCATCTATTTGAGGAGGCCGACGCGGTGGAGTTGGTCTCAGGCGCTAGTGCGATGGAGCTGCGCCTCCGTGAACCCTCGGGAGGCGGGGCTAGTTATGTAGGCTTCAAGTCTCCGGCGTTGGCAGCGACGACCGTCTATACGTTGCCGGATGCCGATGGGGGCGCAGGCAAGTTCCTGCAGACGGATGGATCGCTTGTGCTCTCATGGGGGGCAGCGGGTGGGGGAGGGGAATCTACTGAAGAGACGACAACCCTCACAGGCACACAGAACAACTTCGATGCTGATGCAGCTTTTACCTATCTTCGATGCAACAATGCGTCTGCACTTATCCTCACAGGATTTACGACAGCAGGTGGAGCACCTACTGAAGGGGACCGGATCATTGTCCACAATATCGGCTCGTCGACCGTTAGGGTTGCCGATGAGAATGCCGGCTCTACAGTGGAGAATCGGATAAGCACCCCATCAGTCCGAGGCCAGATCATCGGAACAGACGGCACAATCGAACTGGTCTATGACGTGACTAGTTCGAGGTGGAGGATCGCGTCGATCAACCCAGGAGCTTTCATCTCGATTACTTTTAGCGCTGGAGATTTTACCACATCAGGGGGCACCTGGACGGTGCAAGCTGGTGATATATCGACATACGATTACCAGCAGATCGGGAAGGTGCTCTTCCTGCGTATTCTACTCGACGGAACCTCGACGAGTGCGGGTATGGGCAACCAGCTTCGGGTGGCGATGCCCGACAGCTTTACTATTGCAGAGAAGTCATCTTATATCGTCTACAGCGAGGAACCAGGCGGTGGGAGTGGGAAGGCCGCATCGAAACTGAACGCGATCGTGAGCGTGAGCACGACCTTCGTATTTCTTCAGCACATGAACGAGTCTGTGTGGGACTCGTCTACGGTAAACCAGACGACTATTCGAGCTGTCGGCTGGATCGACGTCGATTGAACTGAGAGGCGGGTGATGCCGCAATTCACGGCCCTAGGTAGGTATGGGCTGAGAGCAACGGAGGCAATGTATGCAACGACGACTGATCCTAACCAGTCCTGACGACCACCGGATTTTCAACATCCTCTACACGGGGTTCCTCTCGGGAGGAGACCCACAGCAACAGAAGGGGAAGAAAGAAGCCATCTATCAGCTTGCACGAATCAAACGTGCGCTACTCGCGATCTCTGAAGTCGTGTCTGATGACGAGCAAGAGGCAAAAGGTGTGCCTGTCCGGCTGAAGGGTGGCGAACAGACCCTCGTGCTTGAGCAACGTGATCTGACTCTACTTGAGCAGCATATCTGCCGAACCGGGTGGCTTGTCGTCGCCACAGATATCGTCGCTGATACACTTGACAGGCTCTCGGCAGCAGAAGAGGTCAAGGATGTTACGTGAAGTATTTCGAAATGGTGCCCTTATAAAGGGCCTTGTGAATACAATCGAGATACCTTCATTCTTTCGCAATAAAATAGATGATTCAAGACACGTAGAGGGGACAGAACGGCGTGTTCTTGGTTATCTGAGACGTGGGCCGTGTGTGTTCTATACAACGTCATTGATTGAAGCCACGATATTTATCCTTGAGATCCTGAATGGGACACTCAGTAGTTATCGTATTGGTTTCATAGATGGCTCTGTATTGAGCATAT